AGATTTAGACAAGCCTAATATTAGAAACAAGATAAAGAATATAAAGCTTGCATTAAAGTCAACAGAACCTCCGGTTGATTATTGTTTTAAGCCTGTCTTCGATGGCACTAAAGGCAATGAGAAAATAAATAAAAATTGTGGGTGGTGTGAGCATAAGTTTAAATGCTTTGAAAATTCTAATGGGGGTGAAGGACTACGTGTATTCCGATACGCAAAAGGTTATACTTTCCTAACTAAAGTTGCAGTAGAACCTAAAGTGCAGGAGGTAGACCATGAATTCAAAGATTTGCAAACAGATACGGAGACACTCTAAGACTATACTAGTTGAGTGGTTTAAAACCTTAGTGACTGAAGATCAATCTAAAGATGTAGATGAGAGCAACATAATTTCTTATCTGTCAACACAAACACACATCTTTACTAATAACCAAATGCACCTGAGTGCTTACTCATACAGGTGGGTGATCAAGAAAGTAAAGACTCTGATAAAGAAAACTAATATGGACGTTACTTCAGTGAGGTTACAAGACATTGGCAACTAAAAAAGGATTTAGAAAACCACGGGTTCAAAGACCTGTAGAAAAAAATGTGCCTCCTAGTTATGATTCTAATTGGGAACACGATCTACACAAAGGACTTCTACAACAATGGCAGCATCATGTTGAAGTAGTCAACTACATAATCAAGCATACTTATGAGCCTGATTTTGTTACGACAATGAATGGCAAGTTAATTCTTTTAGAAGCTAAGGGGAGGTTCTGGGATTTTGCTGAGTACAGTAAATACATATGGGTTAGGAAAGCACTGCCAGAAAATACAGAGTTAGTATTTTTATTTGCTAATCCTTCTTCTCCTATGCCCCAAGCAAAACGTAGGAAAGATGGTACTAAAAGAAGTCATGGAGAATGGGCATCAGCTAACAGCTTTACATGGTATAGTGAAGATTCGTTGCCAGATAGTTGGGTTGATGTTCGATACAGAAAAGATAATACTTTAAACATTGAAAGTGAATAGGAGACACTATGAGTATTGATGAAGCAACACCTCAAGAATGGGATGAGATTACAACTCCAGCTCGGATTGTAAAGAAGACAGCACAGCCCGTAGTCCAGACAGATGATGTAAACCACCCGGTGCATTACAATAATGGTAAGGTAGAATGTATCGAAGCAATAGAAGCTATGCTAAGTGAGACAGAATTTGAAGGGTATGTTAGGGGCAACGTAATAAAATATGTGTGGCGCTTTAAATATAAAGACGGCCTAAAGGATTTAAAAAAAGCTAAGTGGTATCTAGAGCGGCTCATTGCTTCGTTAGATTCTAGCGAGAAATAAAATGTGGGACCGCAAAGCAGACAGGGTTGAGAAGTATCTTAAAAAGAAAAAGAAAGAAAAACCTCAGCCCGGTAAACAGGCTATTAAAAAAATTAAGCGCAAGGAGAGTATAAGAAATGACTGAGAAAATTGGAGTTCAGCCATACTTAGGTATTCATATTGACTACGATAAAGAACAAGAACTAAATACTTTTAGTAAACAAACAATCACAGACAGATACTTATGGGAAGGAGAGACACATGCTCAACAAGCTTTTGCAAGGGCCAGTATTTTTGGTGCTACTTATAAAGGACATACTGATTTCAATCTTGGACAGAGACTTTACAACTACGCTAGTAATCGTTGGTTTAGTTTCAGTACTCCTATACTTTCTAACGGGGGCACCTCTCGCGGCCTACCTATCAGTTGCTTTCTTAACTATGTACCTGATTCTAGGGATGGTTTATCTGCTCATTACGATGAAAACATATGGCTTGCAAGTGGAGGTGGAGGCATCGGTGGATTTTGGGGTGATGTTAGGAGCAATGGTGTGGATACTTCTAACGGTAGTCGCAGCACTGGGTCTATCCCCTTCATGCATGTTGTAGACTCTCAGATGTTAGCCTTTAATCAGGGCATCACTAGGCGTGGTAGCTATGCAGCTTACATAGATATATCACACCCGGAAATAGAAGAGTTTATTAACATGAGAAAAACTACAGGAGGAGACTTGAACAGGAAATGTTTGAACCTCCACAATGCAGTTAACATTACTAACGCGTTTCTAGAGGCGGTAGCGGCTGACGATGAGTGGCGCTTGATAGACCCTAAGACTAAGACAGCAGTAAAGATAGTGTCGGCCCGTGACCTCTGGTTCCAGATAATACAAACAAGAGTAGAAACAGGAGAGCCTTACATAGTCAATATAGATACATGTAATGAGGCTCTGCCAGAAGAACAAAAGAAATTAGGATTAGAAATAAAACAAAGCAACTTGTGTTCTGAAATAACTCTACCCACTAACGAAGACAGAACAGCAGTCTGTTGCCTATCTAGTGTTAACCTAGAGTATTACGATACGTGGTCTGTGGAAGATACTTTCATATCTGATCTTGTTACTATGTTAGATAATGTATTGGATAGCTTCATCTCTACTGTAAGCAATAACAAAGGTTACGACAAAGCTGCTTACTCAGCAATGAGAGAAAGGTCTATAGGCTTAGGAGCTATGGGCTTCCATAGTTATCTACAGCAGAACAACATTGCTTTTGAAAGTATGTGGGCTTCGTCTTTTAACAACAAAGCTTTTTCTTTTATTAAAAATAGAGCCGACATTACTACAAGAACTCTGGGTGCAGAAAGAGGTGAGGCTCCTGACATGAAGGGGAGTGGCAAAAGAAACGCACACCTCCTAGCAGTGGCCCCCAATGCTTCTAGTTCTATTATATGCGGGGGTGCAAGCCCATCTATAGAGCCTAACCGGGCTAATGTATACACACACAAAACACTGACCGGCAGTTTTAAAGTTAAGAATAAATACTTAGAGCAGTTGCTAGTGGAGTTGATCCCCTCGGATACAAAGAGAGAAGAGGTCTGGAAAGATATAGCAGCACACGAGGGATCAGTGCAGCACTTAGATATTTTAGATGATGATCAAAAAGAAATATTTAAAACAGCTCCTGAGATTAATCAGATATGGATTATTGAACATGCTCATCAAAGGCAGAAGTATATATGTCAGAGCCAAAGTGTTAATCTATTTTTTAAGCCGCCATCAATAGAAGCAACGCAAGAAACACACGATACTTTTTTACAGTATCTAAATGATGTACACTGGGCAGGAGTACACAAACTTAAATCTCTCTACTACTTGCGCTCTGATGCAGCAAGGAACACAGAGAATGTTAATATAAAAATACCACGATTAAACTTAGAAGAAGAGGGGTGTTTAAGTTGTGAAGGGTAAGAACAAAGTAGTGGAAGTTAAGTGGGGCGATGCGTGGGTAGATACTGCGGATATCCTTCTTGCTGACGCTATAAAACTTAAACCTATTATGCGCTCAACAGTAGGCTGGTTGGTAGCAGACAACGAGAATGAGCTTATTCTTTCAACTGATATTTTTCACAGCGAAGAAGATAGTAAATATGTAAACACTATTATGGTCGTACCGAAGGGTATGATCGTAGAGTATTGGGAATATGAAACCGAATTAGAAACAGGAGTTTTAACATGAGTTTGCTAGGCACAAGAGATTATTACAAACCTTTTGATTACCCGTGGATGTTTGATTACTACGTCCAACAGAATCAAATGCTATGGTTGCCCGAAGATGTGCCATTGCACAACGATGTAAAAGATTGGCAAGAGATGAGTGCAGAAGAAGTAAACCTGCTTACTCAAATCTTTAGACTCTTCACGCAGTCGGATGTAGATGTCGCGTCCGGGTACATAGATAAATATATGCGTGTATTTAAAAAGCCCGAAGCTAGGATGATGATGTCTGCGTTTGCTAACATGGAGTCTATACACCAACACGCTTATAGCCTACTGCTTGATACTGTAGGGATGCCTGAGATAGAGTACAAAGCTTTTGCTGACTACGAAGAGATGGCTGCAAAACATGAGTACGTTAACAGCTCACCCTTAAAATTAAATGATAAGAAATCTATAGCTAAAAATCTAGCTATCTATTCCGGTTTTACTGAGGGGCTTCAACTCTTTAGTAGCTTTGTAATTCTATTAAACTTCTCTAGGTTCGGAAGGATGAAGGGCATGGGGCAGATCGTGACTTACAGTATACGGGATGAGTCTCTACATGTTGAAGCAATGACCAAGCTCTTTAGAGAATTTATAAAAGAAAACTTAGACCTCTGGACTGATGACTTTAAGAAAGAAATATATCAAGTATGCAGAGAGATGGTTAAACTAGAAGACAAGTTCCTTGATCTAGTATTTAAAATGGGAGACATACAAGGTCTTTCTAAAGAAGAGATGAAACAATATATTAGGTACATAGCAGACAGGCGCTTATTGCAGCTAGGTTTAAAACCTAATTACGGGGTTAAGGACAACCCGCTCAATTGGTTAGATGACGTTTTAGGAGTGGAGCATCAGAACTTTTTTGAGGGAAGGGCTACTACTTATATGAAGGGCGGTATAAAAGGTAATATAGAGACTGTCCAATTTACAAATCTAGTAGTACAGGGAGGATAAGAACATGAATAAAAATAAAGAAGAAGGGAATCTAGTTTCATTCAGAGTATTTTTAGCGCGGGACGGCAATATAATTTCTGAGTTCAGTCACCTGCCACTAGAAGAAATAAATAAAGTGTTCCCTTCGGAAGAGATTCCTATCATCAGGAAGATAGTGCGAGAAGGCTGTGCCTCATTAGAAGGTTTGCATTTTCACTTAGAAAAAGAAGTACAGATATTGAGTTCTTAATGTTTAGTATCTTCCTCACCATTGAACATCTCATCAGGGTTAGACATAGCGTAATATTGGTATTCAAACAGCTCTCTGAACTCCTCAAAAGGGAGAACGTCTAGCTCCTTGACTGCATGAGTACGCACATAGGCTTGAAAAGCAGCCCCTAGTTGTTCTTCTGTGTACAGTATTAGCATTAGTGTGTCCTTTAGTTACCACTTATTAATCTCTTAGAGCTTCTTTCGTCCTGAAGCTCTTGGTATTTCTCATCGTCAAGATGGGTGACTGCAATCCAAGCGTGAGTCATTTCATCACCAGTACGGCTACCGCCAACTACCCACATATCTGAATCGGGGTTGTTAGGGTTATCAGATGTGTTGTCATACCACTGCTTTAGTACCAGAACAGCACCCGTAGGTAGTAAAGGGGCAACGTCACTGTCGTATAGATGACTATGATGCCACGTAGCACTCCAGTTAGACACTTGACTAATAGGCTCTGTGCGCCCTGTCTCTGGATAGAATATCTCAAAGCTTGCTGCGTTCATACGCAAGTGACCGTGTGGTTGCCATGAGTCTATGCGTACTGGATGATCAAAGCTGTGAAAAGCTTGGGTCATGTAGTAACCATTAGGTGGTATAACGATATCATTTTGATCGCCAATTCTGTAGAGATTTAAGTCTTGCTTGTATGTAAGTTCTTTAGACTCTTCTGCGCTGTATAGCCACAGACCTATCTCTACTACATTATCTTTGATCATTGTGCCCGGAGCTATCGCGCCTAGTCCACCGGGAAACATATGAATGTCCCAAGCTATCTCAGCATTGGCGGGTAAAGTTCTACATATATTTGCAGGTACTATCTCGCCCCACTTGCCCATAGCATACTCAGTAAGCATCCCGTACCTCTCACCATCTACGGTGACAGTACTGTTTGCGTGGTGTACTACGCTCTTAGCATCGCCTCTGGGCTTAACTTGGACTGCTTTAATGCAACGATCCTCAGTTAAACCACTAGCTACGTTGTGCTTGTGCCATATATCGTTGCCATTAGCGGGTATATCTATAGGTGTAGAAGGTATGACTACTGTAGGCTCTCCGAAGTCTTCAAAGAAGTTCCATTGGTTAGGGTCGGCTAGAGTAGGCGCTTGCACTATGACATCCCTATCTCCGTACTCTGATCCTGTGTCTACCCACTCGACTATAGTATCTATATCTTCTTGAGAGAGTCTCCAATCGCCCTGTAAATCCTGTAGACCAATGCCATGATCGTAAGCATAAGGAGGCATCTCTCTGCTTAGTACTTTGTATTGTATCAGAGGACTCCACGGCCTTACTGCTGCGTAAGACTCAAACGTCATTGGGCCAATACCACCTTCCCGGTGACACACAACACAGTTGTTGTTTATAATTTGAGCTACGTCATCTACATATGTAGGGGGAGTAGCTGCTGCTGCTTTGCTGCCCAGTAAAAGTATGCTTAGTAATAGTAAATATTTCATAATCCTTTCCTTGTGTGTTATGTTCTGATGTAGCCGCCTTGTGCTGAAAATAAATTCCGCGCTAACTCCTCTTCAGTAGCGTCTGGATCGTATTTAGCATAGATTGATTTTACATTAGCTGGGCTTAAAGGTACAATTTGGGTTTGAGTAGTGACCCCTGTCGTGCCGCTGACATCTTCAACACCAATAAGTTCTATATATCCATAGCCTTGTTTTTTAGCTTCTTTCCAAATTTGTTTTATCTGATCGGACTTCTTAGTTGCAGGAGCTTGAATATTTAATTGCTCCATAGCATCTTGTCTAAACCATTTCCCCCAAGGCATAGCACCCTGTTCGGGAGATTCGTGTTTATTAGGTTTATAAGTAGAGGGGGACCACTTGCCTACGTTTAATTTTAATCCCGGTCCTTTTAAAAACAAAGGGATTATATCGGGGTCTTCCCAATAGACTTCTTTTAGTTTTCCCCCTGCTGCTCTGTCGGCTGCTTCAGCTTCACTGTTCCATCTTTTTTGTGCGTACCCACTAGCAATACTATCATCAAGACCTATATAAACCATGTGACTTTCAGGAGTATCTGAATCCATAAAATTATCAAGGAAATATTTGTTATCAAAAGTTGTTCCTTCTTTAGCCCATTGCGAACCAGTGCCGTGATACCCTACGCGATCAACTTCCATGCCGCTTTCTTTTGCTTTCTTTATTAAAGACCTGCCACCTTTTATAAGATTTCTTGGCCCACTAGCTTTGTGTGTTTTGCTTATTATTTCTAGTACTTCATCATCATAGAAAGAATACTCTTCGTCACCCCCAAGACTTAATCCTTCCAAAGAGGTTTCCCTCAAGTCTCTCTTTGCACCCTTAATTCCGTAGTTGTAAAAAATAGTCTCTGCTGTTAGGGGGATGTTTTCATTCTCTTCTATTTTTTTCTTTAGGATGTAGAATATTCTTTTACTCTTTTTGTCTTTAGCTGACAGTTCAATGCCATAGTCTTTTGCTATAGCTAATATTGCAACATTCACAGCAGGTGGTTGATCTTCTAAAGTTGTGCCTGTTCTGATCAGTATGTTTTCATCTACATTTGCAGCTAGTTCATACAAAGTAGGATTAGAAGAACCTCTATCAGTTCTTTCTTGTAAAGCTTCTTTCTGTTTTGTAGTCAGAGAACTGCTGGGTTCTGACTCAAGGTAGTATTCAGCACTGCCTTTTTGTTTTGTTGTAGCTACTCCCCTGCCTAATGAAAGCGAATTAGAATCAATAGACTTATCAGCCCTTAATTTATCTACATTGTGTGGGGAGGCGTGCCATAAATCTTTTATGAGACTAGTACCTCCCTTGACTATAGCTCTAGGTATACCACCAGATACAAACTCCTGACGATCTTCTTCGTCTATAAAGGCTCCACCTGCCTGTAGGTTGTATGGCAGTCCTGTCATCCTATCTATACGCTCATCGGGTTCTTCAGTAACTTGAGCTACGTCATCTACTACACCGCCCTTTGCTTCTCTATCACGGACAACAAAGTCAGCCATTGACCTGTCTAAGTCTTGTGTGAAGTCTCTAAAGTCTTCTGCAAAATTTTCAGTGGATTCAAACGGTCCTAAAATAGCGTTGATTGCTCCAGTACCTGGAATTTTACCGCCTAAAAAAGTAAACAAGTCTCCTTGCCTGACAAGATTATACGCATCTCCAGCCACTACCCCCGCTCCTGTAAAGTAAGCAAGAGGTTCTTGGTAGTACTGCGCTGACTCGCCTCCCCTTTTAACCATGTCAGCTAGTACTCCATTACCGCCCCATCTAATAATACCGTCTATGGCTATTTCAAAGCCTTCTTTATCTTCCCAAGATTTTCCATCAGACCTTACTCCGTTTGTAAAAGCAGCAATGCCTGTCATCATCGCAGCGGCAGGGACATGTTGAGTAAAAAAGGTTTGCGGATCACGTACTGTTTGCTTGATCATGCCCTTTAGTACAGTGTTAGTGAATGCAGCAGGATAGCCAAGTAGCTGACCGAAAACGGATGTCTTAGGGTTAGACATAAACGTAGGCTTCAAGCCCGACTGTGATGAAGGATTAAGAATTACTTCGTTGGTATATATGCCACCGCCTTTCTTTACCTTTGCATAAAAAGCATCGTCTAATTTTGCCCCCGCATCATACCATTTAATTCCATCTTTATAATCTATACCAAAATCGGCAAGCTCATCTATCTGTCTTTGCATACGCTTAGAAATTTGGCCTTTATTTATTAGGGCTGTTTTAGATGCTAAGTTCTCGATGTTCTCAGTGATCAATCTTTTACCAACTATATAAGAACTGAGCTGAACTGTTTTTGTCCACTGCTCCAATAAGGTAAGCTTGAAAAAACCATTACTTATTTTTCTCATTGTAGCGTTAGACAATTGATCGCCGCTTAATCTTTCTATACTATCGGAGGCTGCTTGGTCTAGTGCAATTCCTAATTCATTAAGTTCTTTTCTTGCTTCAGCCCTAGACATTTTATGGACCTTCATCAGCACATCCATGCTGTCATCATACATCTTTTTTGACCCACCCATTGCGGCATCTCTGAAGCCCCTCATAGATGTACCAACTCCTGCTTTAGACATATTAATAAATATTTCTGTAAGGCTAGAGAGAGTTGAAAGAGGCAGGAGAGCTAGTCTATTAGCAAGCATGTAGCTCTCTATAGCGTTCTGTGTTTTAGGCCCGTACCGTTCCATGCTTTCGCCTGTTATATTTCTATACAAGTAAGAAGCATCCTTTTTGGCCTGTAGAATATCAACACCATCAGCGCCATTTAGTTTCATTTCTTTTTCTATAGCGGGCAGCCATATTTGATTAAACTCTTCTAAATTTCTGACACCTAATATATCTTTCTTAGCTATTGTCTTAGATGCTGAAGAAAAATAACCCGTCATGATACGATCTAAATCAGTATCTAAAAAATCATTGAATAAAGTCTCATCTACAACTTCTATTTTTCTATTTGAAAAGAAGCTATTTCCAGCGCCACCAAATTCATTACCAAACTGATTTTTAATTTCTAACAATTCATTTACAAACGCTGTGCCTTCTTCGCGTGTAGTAAAACCTTTAACACCCCGTGGGCTTATTACTAAGTCAACAAATTTATCTTTGTTAGCAACTATATTATCTCTAAGCCACAGTC